TGTTTGACGCTTTCATCGGTGACCATATCGCAGACATCGAGAAGTACAAGGCCATGCAAGCAACAGACGCTTTCCGCATCATGAACCGAAGGATAAGAGAGGCGAAACTGCGAAAGTGAGGGTGAAACATTCCAACGAAAGAAACACTGAAACGACGTATCAGATTTGTGTCGATTTCGTCCGATGCCTATTCAATATGATATTTTAATTTTGCAACTGTAAGTCCATAGCATTATATCATGATTAAAAAAGAAGATATTTTAACTGCCACACATGGTGGCCTGGACGTTTATCGCCTTCTCTGGGAAGACGCTGCCCGTATCATCGACCGAGGGGAGTATAACAAACCGTTCAAAATCCGTCTGAGTGAGCGTTCGCCGTCTGCGCATTTGCGCTTAAAGGGCGACTGTTGGATAGCCACCGACTTTGGCGGCGACCAGCAAGGACGCAACTGCTTCGACTGGGTACAGAAGGAAATGCACCTCAGTGGGTTCAAGGAGGCGTGTGCCTGGATCGTGACAGAACTCAACCTCGACATCGATGACATCAAGCCGGAACGCAACAAGCCGTTGAGGATAGAGAAAGTACCCTCCACAGCACCCGAAAAGAGCGTACTGTTTGAGGTTCGTGAGGGCGGTAAGTTCACGAAAAGAGAGCTGGAGGTATTCGGCGACCTCGTCACGCAGGAGGTGATGGACGAATTGCATTGGCTTCCCCTTACATGGGTGGGCACCGTGAAAGATGGCATGATTACCAAGGTGTACGGTTGCGACGATTACCCCATCTATGCCCGTGAGTGCGTGGTGACTGACAAGTCTGGCAATCCCATCGATAAGTTCCACAAGATTTACAAGCCACTGGAGTATAACAAGCAATACCGATTCATGGTGTCAGGCGTTAGGCCAAACGGCTATATCAACGGTTTGTATGAGCTGAGAAAAGCATATTCCAAGTATCGCACAGAGCAAGAAAAGGATTTTGACAACGACCCACGTAACGAAGAAAAGACGTTTGAACCGCAGAAATTCAAGGCGGCGGTGATGGCTTCGGGCGAACGGGATGCAGCAGCTGTGCGTGCACTCGGTCAATATCCCATTTGGCTCAATTCAGAGAGTGATGAGCTGCGACCATTCGAGGAGAACATCATCAAGCAATGCGTGGATACATTGTATAACATCCCGGACAAGGATGCGACAGGTATCAATAGAGGCAGGTATCATGCCCTACGCCATCCCGATATGCGTACGATATGGTTGCCGTCGTGGTTTGAGCGATATGTGGACAATCGCAAGAAGAAACGCAAGGACTTCAAGGACTGCATCGAACTGTGCGAGAATGCCCGTCAGTCGTTCCAGAAGATGATGGATCATGCGTTGCCGGCTACATTCTGGACGAAGACCACACAAAGGAACGGCAAAGAGAAATACGAAGTGAATAGCGTTTGCCTCCTTTACTTCTTAGGGCTTCAGGGCTTCCACAAATTGCGAGACAAGGAAAGCGGAGAGACTATCTTCGTTCGCATACGTGGGAATGTGGTGGAGCGCAGCAGCACGCAGGACATGCGCGAGTTCCTGAAGCGATGGGCACAAGGTAAGGAGAAAGCACCAGGACAATCTGACAGCAGAACCGAGGTGCAGCCGCTGGAGATTCAGAATCTCATCATAGACAGCCCCAAGTGCAACCCGTCGGCATTGGAGAATGTCGATACGGTGGAACTTGACTTCACGGCTCACACTCCGGATAGCCAGTATTTCTTTTTCCGCAACGGAACGGCAAAGGTAACGGGGCATGGCATTGAGTTCTTTCGGCGGGACGAAAACACCAACCTCCCTTTCTACGTTTGGGATACGCACATCATCCAGCATGATTTCAAGAAATTGGACTCGATGTTTACACTCGAACAGCGACAGGTGGACGTTGATGGGAGCGATACATCCACCTCCGACACCCCTGCCCCGGCAAAATACTGGAAGGTAACGGCAAACGGAAACGCCTCTAACGTGATGGGCTATCTCATCAACAGCAGCCGTCTATACTGGCGCAAGGAAGTCGAATGGCAGTTCAACGGAAGCCCTGACAAGCTGTCGCAGAGTGCAGCCTACCTGAAGAGTCACCATTTCGAGATTACCAGTCCACAGCTCAACGATGCGGAGAACCGCCGACAGATGCAGACGCTGGCGAACAAACTCTATACCATCGGTTATTTCGGATGGGGACACAAAGACCGTTCACGTGCCTACGCGGCATACGCCATGGACTGGAAGATCGACGAGATGGGAGAGTGTAATGGTGGTAGCGGTAAGTCGTTTCTCTACGAACAGGTTTTGCCGATCATCACGCCCTACGTCAAGATTGATGGCCGTGAAAGGCGCATAGCGGACAACCAATTCAAGTTCTCACAGGTCAACCGATATACCCGTATGGTGTTGGTGGATGATATTTATAAGGACTTCCCTTTCGACATCTTCTATTCTAACGTGACAGGCGGTCTCTCCGTCAACCCAAAGAACCTGAATCCCTTTACGATTCCTTTCAAGGAGAGCCCGAAATTTGCCTTTACTACCAACTATGTACCCCGTACATTTGACGCGTCCACAGAGCGAAGGATGCTCTATAACGTAAGCTCTGACTATTATCACACCAATGCTGCTGACTCTGACGAATACAACGAGACACGTGCAATCCGTGACGATTTCGGCAAAGAGTTATTCGGCGACGAATATACGGAGGAGGAATGGAATGCCGACATCAACCTGCTCTTGCAGTGTGTGTCGCTCTACATTCGGCTGTCTGCCAACGGGGTGAAGATACAGCCGCCCATGGACAATATCATTCTACGAAGCAAGAGAATGATGATGGCTGACAAGTTCTTTGAGTGGGCACAAGAATACTTCTCTCCTCAAAGTGGCAACCTCGACCGGCTCATCAAGCGCGATGATGCCATTAACGATTTCCGCACCAATTATAACATGAAGGATATCACCAGCAATGCTTTCTTCAGGAAGATGCGGGCGTTCTGCGACTGGTGTTCTTACACATCCCAATTCAACCCGGAAGAGTATTGCGCCCCAAGCAAGCCTGGGCACATCATCCGAAGAGACACTACCAACGACGGAACCATTGGAAAGGTAGTGGAGTGGATTTACCTTCAGTCTAATCGCGATGAGATACGCCGTATTCTCGATGCAGATCGTGAAGTGGAGGAGAAACTTCAGGTAGTTCCCACGGAAACGAGGCTGCCGTTCGATGATGATTCTCCTTTTTGAAAGTATCACTAACCTCGTCTAACAAGTTACCCGTGCGTTGTAAATATTTTTCGCAATGCGCGGTTTTTTTGTGGCCACATCTTTCCTTTTCATTTCTTTTATTTCTCTTTTTTCCAAAAAAAAGTGAAACATTTGAAACAAGAGGGTAGAAAAAGTGTATAAATATGCAAAAATCAAGGACTTGCGAATGTTTCACTTTGTGTTTCACTTCGTGTTTCACTTTGGTTGTGTTTCACTTTTTGAAACACGGCGGCTCTCCGTTTCGGTGTTTCTGAGGTTAATTTGTTTCTGTTTCACTTTTGATTTTCGCGGTGTTTCAGTTTTGAAACAAATGGTAAAGTGCTATTACACAAGATATTACATCGTGAAAATTACTGAAAAGTTTATGTTTCACTTTTTTTTCCCAAAACAGAAACAAAAGAAAATAAATTAGAAATATATCACAGTTGCAACAATATAGGATTGCGTATAGGTGTAAAGATTTTTCGCAAAGATATTCAAAGACAGGATAGCAGCTTTAATTTTTTTGTCAATTTATCGAAACACGGAATGCTAGGTAAGCATAAAGCCCAGGGGGATGCCCTGGGCTTTCGATGGATGTGAAAAGGGGATGCCATGCACACCACCTTGTGTCATTCCGATTCCTGTAAGTCCAACCGGCATTGCAGGGCCGTGGCGATGTTGGCGAGTGTGTCCAGGCCCACGCTGTACTTGCCCTGTTCTATCCGGGCAATGTGCCCCTGGTGCATCCCGCAGCGTTCAGCCAGCTGCACCTGTGTCATTCCCCTCTGCTTGCGTATCTCGGCAATTCTCTTGCCGATACGCTGCCTTTCCTTTTCGTTGTCAATCATAGATGTCACCTATTCCATTAATTTGTCTTCTTCACGTTCTATCAAGGCGAGGAAGTTCCACGCCTCAATCATGATTGAGTCAAGGTCTGCCTCCTCCCGTTCCGACGGGCTGAAGAAATTAACCTCGATGATTCCTTGCTTCCATTCCTCGAACCCTGCCCAGTAGGCCGTCTCGAAGTCACGAATGAGAATGAATACCCTCGGGAAGTCCATCCTGAGCAAACCCAGTTGCCCGGGATGGTTGATGATGTTGTCGCAGTACCACCAGTGGCGGCAGCTGTTGACGGCCTCCTGCCTGTTCATGCCTCACCCTCCCTGATGATGCGGTAGTTCCTGCCGTCATACTCGTATGAGCGTGTGCCGTCTGCATACGAGCAGCTGTAATTCCGATGGTTGCACCTTACCATTCCCCAATTACTGTAAGCCTTCTCATAATCTTCATTGAAAAGGTCCAGCAATCGCTTTTGTGCCTCTTTCAGCGTCAAGCCCTCTTCTATCGTGACTTCGGTCTTCCCGTTGAAACGGGGGTCGCGTTGTGCGATCCACCCGTTCGTCGTTGCTTGAATCTTGTATTCCATGGGTTTTTGTTTATAGTTAGAAATTTTTGATGATAATCACTTCTTCACGATGGGAGCAAAGCCCTTCATGAGCCTCTTGGTGCCTACCTCGTTGAACTCGATGGTGATGGTCTGCTCGTCCATGGCGGTGATGACACCCTCACCGAACTTAGCGTGTGCCACGCTGTCACCCACTTGGAAGTCCTTGCTTCCCTCTGCCATTGCGGCGATGGTCTTCTTGGCCTCTGCCTTCTTCTGGCGGTTGATGCGACGTGCGGCCTTCTTGGTAGCCTCGCGCTGTGCTATCTCGGCATTCCTCTTGTCAAGCATGGCGCAATACTCGGCGTTCTTCTGTAGCTCGTAAGCCACCACCCAAAGCTGCTTCTCGGTGAAACGCTCGCTTGTGCTGCGGATGATCTTCATGGCCAGGCTGTCTTCGGGAAGGTAGCCCTCAATCTCTCTCTTCACATACTCTGCCAACTGCCTTTCGTTTGCGTCAACGTACTCACCGAGGCTGCTCATGTAGTTGATGGAGGGGTTGACCATCGAAACGCTCTGGAAGATTTCTTTTAAAGTTGCCATATTCTTTTGCCGCTGTTTCCCGTTGCCGCCGGTTTTTTTATTCGTTAATTAATCATTTTTTGATGATGCAAAGATAGCGATTTGATTTGAATATACCAAATATTACATATTTTAATATTCATTATCTGGTATATTTTAACATTTTAACTATCTATAATTGAAAATATACAACTATCATTGGGGGTTCTTCTCCTTTTTTTTTATCTTTGCAAAAAGCTGAAATAGATGAAGAAGGAACGATGGGTGATATGGATGCCGTGCAAGGGATATGTCAGGCGATACCTCTTGACAAACTTCAACAGGCCTGATGAGAATTGGGCTGAGATTGTCAACCTGAAGCCTGACAAGGTGCTTCTACAGTCGTTCTACAACCACCTGAAACGCAATTACACCCCAAGCGTACACGCATCGCGCAACTATCCGGTCATGGTGCCGATAGAATATACCAGGACGGCTTTCAACCGCTATGGATGGGAACTGTCGGATAGAGACCTTCTCGAATTCAACAACGAACTGGAGGCACGGGTAAAGGGCATACTCTATTCATACGTGGTGAGTATGCGCGTCATTGGAATGAGTGTGCCAAGTATTATCGCCAGGTTCCGGCGCATGACTGGTATCACGGAGGATGACTGGCAGGAGGATGCCATCAGGAAATTCATTCAACGGCATGTGCCGAAGGGTCTCAATAGGCCTTTCGAGGAAATTACCAAGAATTTGGAGAAAAATTTGTGCGCCCGTTTGTCCGATGTCGGACACATTACTAAGCAGGGATTTTATAACTATACAGAAGATTAAATATGAGACGAATAGCATTTGACTTCGACAACGTAGGTGGACTTCTCGACGTGAAGGCTTACCCGGCTGAGATGTATTCAGAACTGAAACGCAACTATGCCACAGGCATAAGTACGTTCACGCCTGAAGACGATAGCCGTGCAATTGCCATTCCGATGTATGCGGATGACACGTTCCAGTTCTCTGAGGAAAAAGACACCGCCGATAATGGGGTGTATTATTCTACGGAGGTAGCGGGTGTCATTCCGAAAATAGAACCAGGCAACGAGGCTTTGCTTGAAGAACTCGACCGTGGGGAGTGGATTTGTGTTACCCGTGACAATAATGGACAGATGCGACTGGTTGGATCATCAGAGACACCTTTGCGATTTGATTCAGGAAAGGACACGGGCGTATCGTTCACCTCTCGTAACAACGTTAAGTTTGCCTTCAAGGGGAAATGTGCAAAGCCTTCGGTGGCCATCGAGGATTAGCCTAACTCCTTGTTTCACTCGCTTTTTCATACTTTTTCATCGCCTCTCCCGTCTTGGGAGGGGCTTTATTAATATTGTATCTTTGCGTTTGTTTTAGCTTTAAAAATATGAGAGAAATCAGAATTGAAGGTGAGATTGAAAGTTGGACACGTTATGATGTCTGCTACCAACTTCGACAGAATAAGGGCCAACCTGTCACTATTCGCATAGCATCCTATGGCGGTGATATAGCAGCTGCTATCGCTATCAGTCATGCCATTGCCGAACATGGAGACGTAACAGTCATACACGACAGCCTGAATGCCAGTGCTGCCACATGGTTGCCATTCGGTGCGAAGTCAATCAAGATTCACGAGGATTGTATGCTTTACGTGCACTGCTCTTCCATGGAATTGTACATGTGGCAGCAGATGAACGCGGAGGATCTGAAGAAACTTGGCCTTGAACTACAAGGCGAAGAGCGCACACTGGAGACCATGGACCGCATGATTGCGAATAAGTATGCGAAGCGTACCAACGGCAAACATACCGTTGACGACATGCTGAAGCTGATGCAGGAACATCCATGGTTGACTGCAAAGCAATGCCTTGAATATGGTTTCGTTGACGAAATCCTCCCGGAACCCAGCGGAAAGAAAGTGACAAACAGCCTTGCTAACCGATTCCGTAACTGTGCAATCCCCATGCCTGAAGGTGTACAAATCGAAAGAACACTCCTGGAAAGAATATGGGATAAGGTGAAATCTTTCCCATCCCAAGCCAAGGAGGAAACAACCGCAACTTCTTTTTCAACTGAAAACAATATGAAAAAAAACTTTTTGAACGTGATGGCGTTGCTCTTGTTGACTGACGGCATCAAGGAAAACGACGACGGCAGCGTTACGCTCACCAAGGAACAGATGAAGTCTATCGACGACGCACTGGGTGAAGCGAAGACGAATGCCGACAAACTGAAGAACGTGGAGAAGGAACTTTCCGACTCCAAGACCGCACGACAGACGGCGGAGAACAATCTCAAAGCTGCTGTTGAATCTATCGACTCACTCTCTGACGAACTGAAGGACATCAAGGATGTTGCCGGCAAGATTGCAAAGGTGAAGACCATCCTTGACAAAGTGCCTCTCGTAGAGACACCGAAGACCAAGACTGAGGAAGTGGTGGATGAATATGCGGACATCCGCAAAGACCCCATCAACTTCTACGAGGACGAATAATCTCTCAAAAAAAATCTGAATAATATGAATTACCAGCAACCAATCGACATCACCGCCGTCAATACCGCGGTGGTGAAACATGGAAAAACGCTCGATGCCATTGACCGCTTGGGTGCATCAGCCGTGCTGAAGCACATGACCCCATTGCAGGGCATCACAGACAGCTACACCTTCACCAAGGCGAGCTTCACGTCTGTATCGAGTAAGTACACGGGTGTTTTCAAGGGTTTACAGAAAATCGGCGAGTTCATTCCTCGTACGTTGACTGTTCACCCCATCGTGATGGAAGTTCTCGACGAACCCGAACGCTACCGTCGCAGTTATGTGACTGAGGTTCGTGGTGCAATCGAAATCGCCAAGCACCCATTTGAACTGTGGCTTATCCAGGAAATCCTGAAGCAGGCTTCCAACGACTTGCTGTTTGCGCTTGGTACCGCAAAGTACAACTCAGCTGCAAACGCTACCGCTATCACTGACTCTTTCGACTCCATCCCATCCATCGTGACGGCTGAGAAAACAGCTGGAAAGATTACCGCTGCTCTTGGAAACCAGTACAACACTGGCGCATTCAGCCGTGCAGATATCGGTGAACAGCTGCTTGCAATGTGGCGTAGCCGTAACGACCTTTTCCGGAACATGAAGTCAAAGCTCTTCATCTCTACGGCACTTGGTGATCTCTACGATGACTGGTTCTTCGATGAGCATCCAAACGTTCACCTCACCGGCCAGAAGAACGACGAAACGGGACAAACCTACCTCTACGGCTCTAATGGTCAGTGCGAGATCGTACGTGTTCCAAACCTCCCATCAGGTTCGCAGTTCGCTATGCTTTCCGTACAGGGCAACCTCTTCTATGGATTCGATAAGATGAGCGACATGCGTACCATCAAGGCCGTTCCTGACGACTACCTCTTCAAGGCTATCGGTAAGTACGTCTTCGGTACTCAGATTGCATACATCGGTAAGGAGTTGTTCTGCGTGAACGACCAACCTGTAACACCGGTTGTATCCCCCGGTTGATTTCATCATGATTCTAACACTTAAAAGATTCAGACTATGCCAAATTTGAATTGTATCAACCTGGCTGACATCGACCTCGGCCTTTCCTGTTCTGAACAGGACAACATGGGTGGTATCGTGCCACAGGTGATTTACGGATATTGCGATGACGTTGCCACTTGGCCCACCAAGCCAGCAGAAGCGACAGCAGGTTCAGGCATCAGCCTCGAAGCTGCCGGCACGCTCGTTGGTGATCTTGTCATGAAGACGGGATGTCGTGCGTACAAGTTCGACTTCACAGACGATACGGGTTCGTTCACCATCAAGCCGCAAGGTGAGAAGGGTGGAGAGTCATTCATCGAGACTTTGACGTTCATCGCACAGAAGATTCGCAAGATTCTCCTCGGATTCATGAATGCAACGAAGGGAAGAAAGATTTTCTTCCTCGTCAAGGACAACAACGGGCAGTGGTACCTCATGGGCGACCAAGACCACGGAGCTATGCTCGTGGCCGACTCCGAAGGTGCCAACACGGGTGCTGCTTACACCGAGCGCAACCACGTAGGATTGACGTTCACGTACAACACGCCTCGTGCGTTCGTGTACGAAGGCGACACCGAGGATATCCTCACCGCCGTTCAAGCCAACAACCCTTAAGAGTTCTTCTCATAAATCATAAATGCTATGGTAAGCGGGTAGGCAATAACAATGTCTACTCGCTTTTTTATGGCCTTTCTTGTCCTTTGGCAGCGAGTAAAAAAGCGATATTTTTGCATCGATTAGTTTTTGGTTAATACGATTTTTTTAATTAAACTTATGTTTTTAGTTTAGGTTAATTGAATGTTTTAAGCAGGCCGCAGGGATGCGCCCTGCGCTTTTCAGTAATTTAAAAAAAATAAGGAAATGAAGATAACAAAGGAATTCATAGAGGCATGGGAGGCAGCTAAGAAGTACATGAACATCCAGCCACAAAAGCGTAAGTTCTCTGAAGGAGTGCAGATCCTAAGGAAGTCTGGGTATAAACCCAACGTCGCAGCTCTTCTCTCTCGAAAGGGCGAACAGGACTGGACGCGTGAAAAGCTCTTCATCTGCCTGGGCGATATCATCAGGCTGTTCTACAATCCGGATAATCCCAAGTTCAACCAACCTGAAGACGTGGATGTTCTGAACGATGAAGCCGGAGAAGTCACCACTTCTACGCAGAATGTAGATATCCAGGACATCGAACAAGAGGGTCCGAGCTTCCGCAAATGGCCTGAACCCATCCAACGCCTGATGTCTGTCTATGCCAAGTGTTACCGCGAACGTGCCAAGGCAGCCCGGGAACGTCAGGCACTTCCGGAGGTAAACGATGAGCAAGTTGCAAAGCAACGCAAGAAGCTCTCCCAGCGCATGGACACTTGCACGGAGATGCTGGAGCGATTCTGGGCGCTGCGCATCCGTTACGATGAGAGGAAAATCGAGCCTACCGATGCAGAGATTGACTATATCCTTAAAAATACCTCCGGCAATCCCGAAAAATCCGAAAATTCCGACTCCGAAGAGGATGATATAACCAAAATCCCCACCGAGCAACTAAAGGTAAAGCGCAAGTCGTGTGTCACTGAGCGAAAGCGCAAATTGAACCTTCTCAAATACCAGCACCCCACGAAGCAGAAGACGGAAAACCCCATGCCCGAATGCCCCAAGCGCACAATCCTCGAAAAGAAGATTGCTAAGCTCACCGAGCGCATCAGCAAGTACGAGATGGAACTGGCTAACAGGGAATAGCTATGGGAATCGTCAATACGGGTGACATCATCGAACAGATGCAGCGTGATCGCACGGACTCTCAGTCGAAGGTAACGCAGTTGGAAGGCTCTGAATATGATATCGACATCGTTTCTGAGGTGCTTTCCAATCCAAACCAATTGGGTACCATCGTCAACGGTAAGACAAAGCACTTCTATTCCAACGGTGCTTTCAACCTGATTCAACTCACATTGTATGTATTGAAACAGACGGGACCGGCAAACGTATTCATCTCCACGTACTCCATCGCAGAGGATAGCATCACGGCGCTACGGAGACAGTACGATTGCGGAAACATTCGGGAGATACGCTTCCTCATCGACAACCGTGTGCGTACCATCTCTCCAAAGCCGTTTGAACACTTGGTAAAGGCTTTCCCAGGCTGCTACCGCTGTACGGCGCTTCATGCCAAGGTGGTGTGCATCCACAACGACGATTGGCACATCAGCATCGTGGGCAGTCAGAACGCTACCCATAATCCCAAACTGGAACGTGGTATCATACACACCGACCCTTCAGTATGGATGTTTGACGTAAAAAACTTACAGCATGTCTTTGACGCAGGAACAGAGTAAGAAACTGGAGCAGATGGCTTACCTGCTCATCCCGCTGGAGCTTATTGCCTTCAATATGGAAATCCCCTTGGTGGTGTTCCGTGAAGAACTGAAAGACAGTTCTTCAGACATCTACAAAGCCTTCTACAAGGGCTATCTCAAACAGAAAATAGAATTGCACTCCGGCATCATCACGGCATCGCGCAACGGTAGCAACCCCGCACAGGAACAGGTGCGCCTGATGCTTCAGAAATTAGAATCGGAATTGAAACATGGCTGAGAAACGTAAATCATTAATGCGCTTGACGCATGACGAAATAGAGGCGTATATCCTCGATCCAGAGAATAACGCTCTCCCCGAGGCACAGATGGAGCAATTCAACCGTGTCATGGCTGCTGCCCGTCTCTTGGACTCTCACCCCGATACCGACCACATTGTTTCTCTCCTTCAGGTGAAATACAACTGTGCAGCGGTCACTCTCAGAAAGGACGTGGAGTTAGCCCGTGAGGTGTACAAGACGAAACACACGTTTGACTGGGATTTCTGGCACACCTGGCAAATCCGTGACCAATTGGATTTGATACGCGAATGCAAACTCAAGGGCAATCTGAAGGAATGGAACGCCGCCAAGAAGGTTCTCCACCAAATCATCGGTGACAAGCCCGACGGTCTCACAGACGACCGCAACACAGGCAATAACCAGGTATTCATACAAATGAACATCAACGGCAACGTGGTCTATAAGCCCATCGACGAAGCTCATACCCTCAAACCGGACGAAATGAAACAGGTCATGGACATCATGCACCAGCCTATCGACGACGCAGAAGCAGAGGAAATCATGGACTCATAAACATCATAGCATTATGGAAAAGAAGAAAGTACAAGCAAACACGGAGGATGTCATCAAAGCTCTTGCCTCCTATCTCGACCTTCTTAACATGGAAGACAGCTTCCTACGTGCTGACAACAAACGTCTTAATATCCCCATCGACCGCCTCAAGGAGATGCACCTATGGGATGCAAAGAAGATGGTTTTTGAATATTTCAAAATCCAACAAAAGGCAAGCAATTACCCATCAGAGATTCGCCATTGGATAGAGGCATTGGTACTCCACATCATCAAACAAGTGGAAGACCGTGCCAATCAGGTCAACCCGGATAATCCGAAAACCCCGGATAATCCGAATAATCCGGATTCTCCGGAAAACAAAGACAAAGCCTAATGGATTACGAGCTAAAAGTCAATCCCGCACAATGGCAGTTTATCATGCTCCAGGCTAAGCAGAAGTATTGTGTCTGGAGCCGTGGTACTGGTAAGTCGTTTATCGTCGGCTATGAGGTGGACGAAAACGTACGCCTCATGCCGCGTGGCGTGACCACACTCGCACAGGCTACCATCGGACAGGCATTGACAAAGACACTCCCCTCCACCTTCAATTTCCTTGACCGTTTGGGCTACAAGCCCTACGATTACAAGACACACACGGGCGATTACGTGGTCTGTCGTACGCCACCGCCTGGATGGTACACGCCCTACGAACACATCATGCAGTATGACCATGTGATTTCTTTCAAGAATGGCCACATATTATATATATTAACCCAGGAGGGCAGCAGCCGCGGACCGAATGCCGACTTCAATATTACCGACGAAGCACTGACAATCAATAAGGAGAAGTTTGACCAGGAAGTAGCACCAACGAATAGAGGCAATGAGCATATATTCGGAAAGCGAAGCAAGAACCCATTGAAGAAACACCATGGCAACCTCTTCGTCTCTTCCATGCCTTACACGCTCAAACAACAATGGCTAACGGCACCAGCGGAATATTACGAGCGCGAACGTGGTATCAATCTCTTTGCGAAGTGGAACAAACTCGTTGATGTGCAGATGCAATTGATAGAGGCAAAAATCAAGGACGACATCCCCATGTTTCGTGAGCTGTGGAACGAGTGTGTTCGTCTCCGACGTGAAATCACTCCTTTCGTCTCTGAGGATGGTACGCTCTTCCTCCTTGGTAGCGTGTTCGACAACATCGACAACCTGGGTATGCAGTATATCGTCAATCAATATAATGTCATGGATAAGCTCTCATTCATGGTGGAGATATTGAATAGAAAGCCCGACACCGTGGATAATGCCTATTACCGGTTGGAGGAACGCCATTTCTATTACAATGCCTACAACGACAGTTATCTGCGCGACGTAGGCGAAAATTCCAACTACAATTGGCAAATCCTACGGGATGCCACCGATAGCCGTGCCGACCTCGACTGCGACCCACGCCAACCGCTGGAACTCTCTACCGACTGGGGAAGTAGTGCGTCGTTCCTCGTGGTGCACCAGGAACGCAACATCGACTTTCGCACCCACCAAACCACCGACCGACCCATCCACAATGTCATCAATGAGTTTTACGTTCGTCGCAATGACAAGATAGAAAACACGGAGGTGGACGAGATAGCGGATAAGTTCTGCCATTATTACCGCTTCCACATCTGCAAGGAGGTGACATTCTACCGTGACCGCTACGGTGATCACCACAATGCCAACTCAAAGAAGAGTTACAATGAGATGTTCATCGACCGCCTCAACCGCAACGGTTGGACGGTCATCCAGCGCACACACGCGGGTATGGAACCGCCCCAGCATGACAAGTTCCTGCTCTGGCAATACATCCTCGCCGAGACCGACACACGTTTCCCCGTCTTCCGCATCAATGCCAACCGTTGTAAGAAGGTCATCATCTCCATGCAAAACACAGAGGTCACGGAAAACGGACAAGGAAAATTCACCAAAGACAAGTCATCCGAGCGCAAGAAATCGGTAGCCCCTGAAGATGCCACCCACTTTGGCGATACCGTAGATAAATGTATCTGGACCAAGTACGGCGACCGCCTGAAGCTCGTCAACTCTTCCTTTGTCAGTGCCAGGATATAATGTGTTTGTTTACAGTTGAATAAAGACTGGCTTTGTCCAGTAAGTTGTGGCATTGCCACAACACACTCAACAGACAAACTGAAACCTATTCGTGACTGAACGGCAATGACGGGAAAGACATCCGCGATGTTACCCGATATTTATATTTAATTATTAAATTTAGACTAAAAACGATAAATTTCACCCTCTAAATTTGGAGGAAATATATAAAATGTTTATATTTGCAACATGATTAGGCTCATGGCGACGCACATCCGAAAGCCGCAATCTGCTTTGCCGCTTATTCTTGATAATGGATGTGCCGACCCCTGGGCATTATTTTTTGCATAATGAAAAAGAAAGAAAACAGTTTCCCACCCGTGAAGATTGCTGTATTAATAGACGGCGGATTCTTCGTAAAGCGTTTCAATTCCCTTTATAATAAAGATAAGAAGATGACAGGTGCCCAAGTGGCCAACCATCTTTATACAATGGCGATGAAACATGTAGGTAAAAGTAACACGCTCTACCGTATTTTCTATTATGACTGTCCACCAATAGACAAGAAGGTACACAATCCTGTAAGTAAGAAACTGTTCGACTTCAGTAAAACTGCTGAGTACAAGTTCCGTATGGAGTTGCTGGAGGAGTTGAAGCGAAAGCGCAAGGTAGCTTTACGCATAGGCACATTGAAAGACAATCATAACTGGCAGATTTATCCTGGTCGCGTGAAAGAATTGCTGTCTGGAAAGAAGAAACTGGAAGATTTGTCGGAAAATGAAGTATACTTGGACGTACAGCAAAAAGGAATTGATATGAAAATAGGCGTGGATATCGCCACTTTAGCTCTTAAAGGGTTTGTTGATACCATTGTACTTTTCTCTGGGGATTCCGATTTCGTCCCAGCTGCCAAGCTGGCAAGGCGAGAGGGTATAGACTTCATACTTGACCCTATGCAGGCAAACGTTGAGCCACAGTTGTTTGAACACGTTGACGGTATAACGAGCCTTGGACCTTTCAATGTCAGAAAGAAGAAATAATTATCCCACTTGAATAAAATGAGATTTTGACCTCTTAAAATCAAAAAATCAAATAACAATTGAACATGAAAAAATTTTTGTTTGTTTTAGTTTTGGCTTTATTTTGCCTAAATCTATCTTCTTGTTTAGACGATTCAGGTTCTAACGAAACAAGAGCAGGTATCATCGCTGAAGACTTTGTGAAAGAAGAGGTTTTATCAGCTTCTGACTTGGATTTTAAAACGATTGGTGTTGATAAAACTGATGAAGACACTTACCATGTTGTAGCACAGATTAAAACCATGAATGGTTTGGGAATGATGGTTCCAAGAAAAGTAAGCGTTCGACTTCGTTATAACGGAGAAGGAGATTGGACCGATACTAACAATTGGACGAAAATTAGTATCAGTGTTCTAAATGAAAGCACTGGAAATGTAGAAAGTTGGTAGTTTTTTTATGTAGTATTAAGAAAAACGTATAAATAATTCCCGAAATCCCTTGCAGATTTCGGGATTTCTTTTTATCTTTGCCATCGGCCTAAAGATAGTGGTAGACCACTCGTAAGGGCGAACGTTAGACGCTCAGCAATTAGCCGGGCATTTTTTTGCCAAGAACTTCTTAGGTGACGTAAAAGGGGCAAAGAGGCCATGAGGGTGTAAACCTAACGTCCAACCAAATTAAGTTAATACGGCTGCCATCTCGAAAGAACTGATTGCCCTTTGGGTGAGTCACTATCTTTAAGCCAACGGGATGTGCAGCCGTTTCTCTGTCTCCGTGCCAGTGCGGTTTACTGGTAGGCTTAAAGATAGTGCAAAAATGAAGAGTAAAAAAGAAGAAGAAAAAGAAGAAAAAGAAAAGGAGATATTCAGTGTATTCGACGCTTTCTCCGAAATGATGGAAGAGGTATTCGTGATGTATCCAAACGCTGAAGGCGAAAAGGAACACATCACATCTTTTCAAATCAGAGAAATGTTTCGTGAAGCTCTCGACATCAGCGTCAACGATATTACGATAATGATGATGAAAAAAGGATTCAGGCCTAACATCATTTCTGGAACTGCATGTTGGGTACTTGTTAGGAAATAAAAAATGGGAGGTTCAAATCCTCCCATTTTCTCTATAACTGTAGTAGTTAGGACCAGCTACTATAACATGGTCAACAAGGTAAAGCCGCATGATATCACAGGCTTTCTTGACTCTCGATGTCAGATTATCGTCATCTTTCGATGGACGGATGGATAAACTCGGATGATTATGTGCCAACGCTATGACGGTGGCGTTTTTCAGGATTGCCTTCTGGCAAATCAAACGTATGTCACAAGAGGTTTCTGTGATACCTCCTGTCGAGATGCGTTCTGCGCCAAGCAGCCTGTAATCTTGATTCATCATTAATAGCCACATCTCTTCATGGGAGATGTCGGCAATGTGAGACTTCATATATCTATATATCAGTAGAGGGGTTTCCATCCGCTCTTTCTCTATATACTCTTCCCTGGAGTATCGTCTTCCAAGCTCGATGGCGGCCATTACTGCCAATGCCTTGCAGTGGCCTATACCTTGAACGACTTCAAATTCATCAAGTCGTTTAAGTGACAGTTCATGAAGATTTTCATTTGAAATGTTCATCAGCTGTGTAGCTTGGTGTACACTGTCGTAGGTGCCTGCACCTCGATTCAGAACCAAGGATATTAATTCAACATTCGTAAGGGTGTTTACACCGAAGTTTGCGCCCTTGTATTCAGGGCGATCTTCCTTGCACAAGTCATTGTGCTTATATAAAGGTTTTTTCATAATTAAGAATAAATTAAATCACAGATTTGATTGATATTATTAAAGAATTCATCCATCGACACACCCTCTACGGGTTCGATGGTGTAAGAGTTCAAACCAACTGGTTTGAAATAGTACGGAAGTCCTACCGTGGACTTCGCAAGGAAGATGCAGCTGATAACATCAGCTCCTGCTTCCTCCAATCGTGATTTGAATAATGTCGAGCTTTTGCCCGTCGTTATCAAATCGTCAAACAGGATAACCTTTTTTCCCTTGAAAAAATGGTTGTCAATGACCACTTGGTAACATGATGTGTCATGTACGATGTGGTCAGAATTAAGATGTTTGGATTCCCTGAAGCCTAAAACATGAATGTGTTTGTAGGCATTCTCCTGATGCAACATTGTTGAGACAATTTTGCAGAAGTAAGAGAATCGCTTTGCGTTCTTTTTAGAATCCGATGCCGGAACGCAGACAAACACCAGATTTGAACTACCTGAGCCATATTGGCTCAGTATCTCATCGACAACCAAGTCAGCAACCCGTTTGCCGACTTGCTTGTCTCCATCCTTGAATCCATGCACGAATGCACGGATTCTTTCTTCTTCCTCTGTTACCATCCGGTAACGGAAAGGAATGTAGTCGAAGAAATAACTTTTTTTCATGATGATCTTTTTTTTATGCAAGGGATGGTGATGGTGGCCTTCCACCAGTCGGGGTATGTAAGCATGTCAAAGAACGACTATTGATTTTCGCTGCCTTTAAAGCGTCTTTATTCATACATCGAAGGGGGTTCTACGTTAAAAAATGGATAAAAACTCTTTTTGGCATTTCTTAACGTGGGTTCATCTTCACAGTAGGAAAAAGGGGATAGCTTTGCAGCGGAAAATCAATGTCAGTCGGACAGACATGCCATACCTCGACGAAAGACCACCATGTCTCTTGCATAAAAATATCATGGAAAAAGTAAGTCTTTAGAAAAACCTCTCAAACAAACATCGCTCTCTCAACGGAATAGTAATACCAGGTAAAAAAATGAGCCTCGGATTTCACCGCGCCATCCGTGCAAGGTGAAATCCGAGGCGAAAAAATTTTTTTGGACAAACAGGGCACTTATTCATTATACCTTGTTTGTCGTATCTGTTTCATTATCCAAAAAAACTTAAAACCACCGAAAATAAAAAGAAAAAACGGCTTGCAAACGAGTTTGCGAGCCGCTCCCTGCCCCTGCAG